GGAATTCTTGGATCTTCTACATAAATAACCCCACTAAACTCATCAGACTTTTTTTTAAAGTCTTTTTCATCTTGGGGTTCTACAAACTCTACTTCTTTTATGTTATATTTAAATTTATCCATTAGCTTTTGATAATTCTTCTAAAAGACTATGATATTGAAGTAAGTCAACTAGATGGTTTGATTTTATGTTAGTTCTTTTACCTGCTTCTTTAATTAATTCTTTTACCTCATTAAGTTTAATTTTAATAGCTTTATCTTTTATAATATCTATTTGTTCATCAATTTGATTTTTAATAGATATAACTTCTAAATTATAAAATTCTTTTAATTTTGAAGTACTATCAACTGTGTTTATAAATTCTTTTAAGATTAATTTTTGTTTATCATTTAAATCAGAATATTTATCATTAAATTTTTCTAATAATACTCTATAAGTTAATATACGAACATCTTTAGGATAATTTTTAAATTCTTCTATAATATCTTCTTTAACTGTATTTTTATTTACTTCTTTAGATGTTAAATGTTCTAATAATGTAACTTTATTATCTACAATTTGATTAGGATTAACTACTTTTTCTGTATTATAAATTTCTATTAAAGAATATAATGAAGCTTGGGCTTTATAATTTGTTAATTTTGTTTTAAATAGATCTTCTAGATTATAATTTCTTTTTAATTCTTTAATTAAATTATATTTTTCTCTTTTTAATCTAGTTCTATTCATCTTTTTAGATGATTCCAAAATTGTATTCAATATAGCAGATGCTCTTGATTCTGATATTCCCTTAGATTTAAATACTAATTCGTATAATTTATACTCTTTTCCTAATTCTGTGTTTACAAAATTTTCTTTAAGTATTTTAATAGCTTTTGATTCTGTTCCCGCTAAGGTATCCGCTGTAATTTTTCTAACTAAGATTTCGAACAAAATTCCAGTGTTCTTATATTTTGAGTGTTTGATATACATCAATATTTATTTTTTTATAAATATATTAAAATTTTTATTCCTTTATATTTGATTCATCTAATAATGAGTCTTCTTTCCCTTTTTGTTCAAATACCATTTGTTTTTTAGTAGGTATTGAATCTAATACTTTTTTATTAGTTAAAAAATGAGTATTTCCTTCAAGAGCTAGAGGTGATTTATTAGTATCATTTACATCTTTTTTCATACCAGATGCTCCTAATCTATCTTTTCCAAAATTATCATCTTGACTATTTCTTTTCGATACTTTTTCTTGTGGTCGTCCTAATGGATTTTTATCTTTATCTTTATCATAACCAGGAGGTACATTTGATGGATCTGAGTACATTCTTCCTTTACCATAAAGTGAAGCTAAATCATGAGGAGTACCATATGATTCTCCTGTTTCTACAGGATCATTTCCTTCTGCTTCTAATTGTGCTAATCTAAATTTACGTTTAGCATCTTCTCTAATTAAATCTCTATACTCATCAAATTGATCTTCACTTAAATGGAATATATTTTCATAAATCCAATCTGTTGGTAATAACGCTCCATCCTTCATTTGATTAGCTAATTCTACTTTTTCTTTTAACAATGCTATTTTTTCTTGATCATATATGATTGAAGGAGTTGTTAAATTTAATTCAAAATTTCCTAATTGTTCATCTCTATAACCTTGAGTATATAAATGAACTAATGCTATTTTATATAGTTCTGAAACTACAATTCTTTGGATACGTTCAATAGTACGTGCAAATCTAATATCTTGGGCTGCTAATGTAGCTTTACCATCAGTATTTTCATCATACCCCATAAATGCTTTTGGAACTTTTAAAGCAGCAAATAATTTATCTCTTAAATATTCAACATCTTCAATTCCATCCCACTGTAAACCATTTAAATTTTCTATCTTAGTAGCATTATCATTTCCTCTTACAGGTATATAAAAATCTTCTAATATATTTTGTAAATTGTATTTAAGATTATATTCTCCTGTTTGTTCATCCATAAATGGAGTACGCTTTAGTTTACCTAATGTTTTTTCCATAAATGCATCTACTTCATTAGGTGGAATTGATCCTACATTCATATAAAATATACGTTTTTCAGGAGCACGAACAATTCTATGAATTAACATAGCATCTTCCATTAGAATATATTGTTTAAATAATTTTCTAGCTGGTTCTATGTAAGATCTACCATAAGGCATAAAATTAATGTCTGTTAATAATCTAAAGTGAGCCATCTCATAATTATCAAATATAATATCACTTCCATTAGCAAATGCTTGATTAGGTACATTGTAATACCCATAATCGGATGCTGCTATACCATCTGGAGAGTATCTAAATCTAATACTTTGATCAAATTTTGTTGGGTCTTGATCTTCAGGCATCATTCCCTCTAATCTTTCGATATGAAATGCTGTGTAAGGAATAACATTGTATACTCCAAATTTTTCAGCAATTTCTAATTTTAAGAAAAAATCACCATATTTACACATATTTCTAACCCAAGGCCAAAGATTAAATTCTACATTTAAAACATCATAAAATAAATTATATAGGATTTTTTGAATATCTTCATCTGGTGATTTTATAGAAATAACTTCACCCATATCATTTTTAAGGGTAGATTCATCAGCAACTATATCTAGGGCAGAAGCTATAATAGCATCAGTATCCATTGCATCATAATCTGAATATAACTGTGGTCTTAATGTTTGATAATTTATGGCATTCTGTTGACCATATAATGAAGTTGTTGTAGTAGTAAAAATTCTATTAAATCTATCTATTAAAGAGTTTGTTTCAATATCTCCAGATTGTTGAATTTTATTTACATCAAAAACTTTTAATTGATTACCACCAACATTCTGAATAATTACATCAGTTGAAAATAATCTTTTTAATCTTGAAAATAAATTTGTATTTGCCATATTATTTTATTGTTATAAATATTATAATAACCAGTCTATGTTCTCTTTTTTCCCATTTACTTCCATATTATATGGGTTTTGAACATTATTGGCACTATATCCACCACTATATTGTACTTTATTACTTTTTACACTACCTAATGCCGCCCTAGCCATGTCTAAACTTTGTTGTTGAAATTTTAAAGAAGTATCACGTAGAAACATACCAATTCCAAATGACATAACCAAATCATCATTATAACCACTTTGAGCTTCTGGTCTGCCATTTTTCCAAATAAATACTTTCATTTCTTCTATTAAACGCTTTGAACGAATAACTACAGACTTATCACCAACAAATTCTCTAAATTTATTAATACAAAGAGGTCTTGTTCTCATTGACATAGTAAATCCAGGAACCATTTCAGCATTACCTTCATATACTCTTAAATAAGATTCTGCTGTTAATTGATCAGATTTGGGGGATTGGTATAAATTTTTATATCCTCTTTCTTGTATAGCATCTAATGTAGCCCATCCAATATTTGCATTTTCTACTACTAACATTGCATTATTATATTCTGTAGCTAAACCAGTTAAAAAATAGCCAAATTCTTTTGGGGGTAATTGACCTCTATATTCTGCTACTTGTGTATTAGTTGCAATATCAATAACATGACATGCTGAATAATCTTTTCCATCACCTCTAGCAACATCAGCTGATATCATATACTCTCTAGAGTAATCAGCTGATTCCCACACCCATAAATTTTGATCAGCTCCTCTTCTTTCTAGTGGATTTTGTACTGTAGATTGTTCTAAAAACTCAATCCATTCAGAATAAAATACTATATCACCTGATGTACTAAAATCACAATCACACTCTTGAGATGCTAATCTAGGATCACCTAATAATTCATCTTGTCTATTTCTCCATGTTTGATCTCTTTCTGGATGAACACTCCAAGGTAATCTTATAGGTAAAAAATCATTTTCATTATTTTCAGCTGATACCCAGGTTTTATGAAACCAATTTCCAGTACCATATGGGGTACTTAAAACAATAGCTCCACCTCCGGTTGCTAAAGTTTGTTGTGCTGATGCCCAAATTTCTCCAATTTGGTCAATAAAAGCAGCTTCATCAATTAATAATAAAGATACTGCTTCTGATCTACCAGCATCGCTACTTGCTGATGTTGCTTTAATTATTGAACCGTTACTTAATCTTAAACTTAATTTGTTATTTTCTTCAGCTGTTATTTTTAACCATGAAGGTAAATTATCATACATAAATTTTACCTTTGTAACCATATTACGTGCTGTTTCTTGTTTGGTTGCAATACATAATACATTTTTATCTTTATGAAATAACATTAACCATAAAGAATAACCTGCTGTTAATGTAGATATACCTAATTGCCTTGATTTTAAGATAATTGAATATGGATTATCTTGCATTAAATGCAATACTTTTTCTTGGAAAGGATATAAATTAAATAATATTCTACCTCTTTGAGGATGTTGAATATTACAATACTTTTTCATAAAATGAACTGGGTCTTTAGCACATTTTAAGTATTCTTGTCTTATTATTTTTTTTAAATCCTGACTCATATTATCTTGGTAAAGAATAATCTATTACATGAATTGTAACTAAAGTACCTAATACTCCTCCTACAACACCCACCCATGGTTTTTTATACCATTTATCTACAACTTTTAATCTATCATTATATAATTTAATTTGATTATTTAATAATAATACTTCTTGATTTTTAAAACTAAGAATTAAACTATCTTGTTCTGATAGAAGTTTATAATTTTTTAATTGTAATTCTAAATCTTGTATTAAAACTAATTTTAAAGAATCTTGCTGTTTTAGGGTATCAATAGCTAAAAAAAATTCCTCTAATTCTTCTTGGGGAATTTCTATTATATTTTGGCCATAACAATTAAATGAAAAAGCCATTAATAAACTAAATAATATACTTTTCATATTACTATTTTCTATATTTTTTCTCAAAATTATCTACTTTTGCTTTTGCATTTTTAGTAGGTTTAATTTTTGCTTTTGTTTTTTTGATTGATGATGAAGTTTTTTTTATTTTTGCTTTTGTTTCTTTTTTCTTTTTTGAAACTTTAGCACTTTTAGATTTAACTTCATCTAACTTTTTTTCATTATCTTTAACATTTTTTTTAAATTCTTTTTTACTTGATAAATATGAATTTTCTTCAGCTATTAAATCAAGGTTTTTATCTGATGTATTAAATATCATTGCATAATTCATGTTAGAACG